TTTACTTAAATCGTCATCACTCTCCAAATATATAGTGATGTCAGATTTCAATACAAATGGAAACGGAGACCATCCATACTTGGCAAGTTCATCATCATCTAACTTACCTGTGTAATATTCCCACTTTATTTTTTTCCATTTGTTATACTTAAACTCAGCCTGTTTTGCCAACAAGCGATGTTGTGAAAGGGTATTTAAGTATTTACTGTGAAGTTTGGGTATGTTAATTAATGCTTTGCCTGGTTCCGTTCTGTCAATCTCGGAATCTTTCCGCCATTCTTCCAATAGTTCATCTAGTTGCTTCATGCTGTAAATCCTCCTCACGCTATGTTACACTAATGGTAACAATTTGTCAAGCTATATTAGAATGTTTTTTCAATGTCGTAGTAACTGTACCGAAATGTGGCATCGGCAGTAATGATGTTATCCGGCCCGTCTTGTGTGTTCATCACAAAGGTAGATATTGATGTTGGAAATACCTGATGAAATTTAAATCGGTAAGATACATTGTTTGAAGATGACAATATGTTTATAGAGGCATCTGAGAATTGTGGGAACTTCTTATTGAGGTCGGTGGCTGCCGAATTGTATTTGTTTAATCTAGGCAATCTTTGATATTCTTCAAACTCCACAGGAAAAGTCATAGCACGAATCCAATCATGTATCTCTTTCCATGCAGTTAAATCTTCATCAACCATAAAAGTAACATTCAATAAATCGTAAATGGCCTTTTCGCCTGGCGAATAGATGTCAACAAAAGGGTTTACAATTACGGCCTCTGATAATGAAATACCAGGTACGCTTACTGATTGGCAAAAGTATTGAACATTTGGTACTCGTCCAAAGCTAAGTATAAACCGACTACCAATGAGTGGATTTGGATTTGTTGGGTTTCGTGTGATTGCTGTCATAATGGTATTTATAAGATAAAAAAAAGAGGCACCGAAGTGCCTCTTTTAACAGTCCCTTTTTATAATTATTATTATAGGACTTGTTTAATTACATCAAGTTCTTAACTACAAAGCCACGATAGTAAACATTGGACTGAGCGGTCAATGCACCTTGTGTTGTAGCGGCAGTTCCATCAGCAAATGGATTGGAAACGAGACCGTAACGGGTCTTAAATCCAATTTTTGGTTGGAATGTACCGGTGTCAACTGCACGAACCATTTGCAATGGAACATATGGGCAATAGAACAGACCAGCGTCATATGCATTTGAACCCTTGTAACCAACTACAGCGAATTCATTTGTAGAACCTGCTGGGAAGTATGGGTCAATATACACTTTGATACGGCCAAACAATGTACCAGCAAATGTATTACCTGTGTCATCAACAGTCAAATTAACTTGACCTTGTAATGCAGATTGATAATCCAAAATACCAGCCATTGCCAATGCGGAAGCAACATCAGAAGAGCAAAGCATGATGTTGCCTTTTCCTCTACGAGTTTGCTTGGCGATTGTATTAGCTTCACGCTCAATTTGGAACGCTAAACCTTTAATCTTCTCAACCATCCAACGACCGTTAGAATCGGTGTCAAGGTCAAAAATACCACGAGTTGTAGTACCTACTTGTGCGCCTAACTTAGCAACACCATAGATGGTACGAATAACTTCACGGTTGATTTCAGCAAGAATCTCTGTTGAGAGAATGTTTGCTAATTCGGTTTCTGCATCTAGACCATGAACTGCTTTGAGGTCTTGTGCAAGTTCCATGGAGTATTCTGCTTTGAGAGCACGGGTCCTTGCAGTAACCGTAACTTTCTCAATAGAGAATGCCATTTCTTGGAATGTGTTACCAGCGGCACCATCACCTAAATTCTCACCTTGGTTGGTGGTCATAGCACTAACAGCAGCAGCGTTAGATGTGAAAGTTTCTGTGGTATTAGCAGCTAGAGTCAAACTTGTCAACTGTGCCAATTGCTGAGCAGTAATAGCTGAATTGGAACCAGAGAAGAATGTGTTAGCTTCGTTGTAGAAAGCTTCTGTGCCGTTTTGTGTGCTATAGCGTGAACGCATAGCGAAAATTAAACCAGTTGGGCCTGTCATTGGTTGAACACCGCAGACATCATAAGCGATTAGGTTTGGCAATGAACGGCGAACCAAGCTGATTAAGATTGGGTCAAAGTTTTGAATTGCAGCACCAGTTGTGTTGTTTATGGTTTCTGTAATCATACCAGATTTCTGCATCTCTACGGCTTGGTTCTCAAGCACGACAGCTGTTACAGCTTTACGATATGGGTCAGAAATTGTTGGAAGGTCTGGATGATCCAGAACGCCATTCCATTTTTGTTGTAGTGGTTCGGACAAATACATTAAGTTTCTCCTTTGTTTTACTTAAAATTTTGTTTTAGAAATTGCGTTAGATACTGCGGCAACAAATGGATCATTAATCACTTTTTGTTCACCAGCATCTTCTACTATTTCGTGTAGTTGTTGTTCATTGGCCTTTTTAATGCCAGATGGAAAATAGTTCTCACGAATTGTTTCAAGCTTATTTGTATATTCTTCCTCTGTGGAGAATTCTACACCCTCTGCGAGTGATTTGATTTTTTCAGCTTGTGTGGTTGTGAGACCATCACATACTTCACGGGATAATTCATTCTTGCGGGATTCTACAAGAGCTTTAGCATAAGAAATGCCACGCTCAATTTCTTCATTGAGTTTGCTTTCTAGTTCTTCAACTTTACCAGCAAGTTCGTCAACGAGGTCAACTTTTTCGGTTGGAACATCAATATAATGTTCTGCGAAAAGATTGCGTAGACCAGCAATAAATTCTTCGGTGAGTTCAGCACGGAGGCCGGACTCAATTGCGATTTCGTTATCTGTTAACCATTGTTCAACGACATAGTTTAGGTAGTCATCTACTTTGTTGGTTAAATCAGTTTTGATGTCATCAATAGCTTCTTCAAGCATTGATGTATATTTGGTTTCAATTTCTTCTTCAATTTGTGATACTCGGTCTTGAACACGAGCTTCAAAAATTGTGGAAACTTTTTCTTTGAATTCTTCAGAAATGGTAGAATCGTCAGCAAAAAGAGCATCAACATCCTCTTTCATCTTTTTCTTCATCATTTCTTTCTTTTCTTCCATGTCATGCGATTTTTCAGCAATGACTTCTTCTTCAGATTCAGTTTCTTCCATTTTGGCAGAAGCAGCTGAAGCCTTCATTTTGATAGAAGCGGCATTCTTAGAAGCTGCAGAACTATCAACCGCCTTGGTGGTATCCAATTTAGCAGAGTCATCGTCCGGCTTATAATTCTCTGGTGTTGGTCCGCCCACATCAACGACTTGGGTGGACATTTTATGCATTGGCTCGCTCGGAGCGGATTTCTTACTTTGAGTAAGAATGTCTGCTGCAGCTTCCATTAGTTTATTTGTTGCCATTAGGAATCTCCTTATGATTTCTTATTTATAAAATTAAAGTTTTCTGAGGTAATTTTCAAACAATTTGAAAGCAACTTCTTCTATTTGTTTAGAAGATGCTCTCTGTATTTGTCTTTTTGCGTTATCGAAGTCTGCTTCAACGAAGTGTCCTTCAACAAACATCCATTCTTTGTTTTCCATAATGCCATTGACGAATGCGCCAGGTGCAGATGGATCGGCAACAATGTCAGCCGCTGTTGCAAGTTTTAGGTCGTCCTGAACGAGGTTATATCCCTCTCTAGTTTGAATGACAGAACCCATGGCTCTGGACGACACACCTACTTGAATATCATTTTCAATAAAGTTCTTCACGATTTGGCCATAAGGCGTTTCGAGAATCAAAGCTTTACCATAAAATGTGTTTCCATCTTCTACGAGGGAAACAATCTTGTGCGATACCCGTTCTAAGTTAATAGACGGCGTATCTGGATGCCCTAGTTCTCCTAAGGCACGATTTGTTTTGATGTATTCATCTGAGTAACGTCTAACTTCTTCTCTTAGAGTACCCATTTTATACATGCGGTTGTTCTTGTTAACTTTGTCACCAACTAAGAATGTACCTTCAATGTACAGGTGTTTTTTACCATTCTCAGAAGCTTCTGACAAATACTTAACATTCTGAATTGTTTCAGTAATTAGTTTCATGGTATTGATTGTCCTGTATAAACGTCTACGTTGTATGTTGAATTCTTAGATACTTCTAATACAATTGTACCACCAGTAACAATAGTTACCACCACGTTTGATGTATTGGTGTTGGAGATCGCATATGCAAAGTCATCAAAGCGCATTTCTCCAGCATTGTGTAATGCAAGTATTGAAGTATTCGCAGCTCTAGTTACAGTAATATGACCATTACTAGACCAAGTTACTCTCTTAATATCAGCAGATTTTACAACTTCATTAGTTGGGTTTTTTCTTAAATCTACAAGATTTATTGGGTATGTTCCAGGATCAACGCATCTAATGATGGATGTTCCTCTTAAAGTGTTAATAATTTCATATGGCATGTTATTTTATTCCCATTGATGAGCGTCTACGCATTGACATTTTTCTTTTTAGTAATGATCGGCGCAATTTAGATTTTCTTGTTGTTTTCCATGAACGCTTTAACATTCTTGCTTTATGTATGCGAGCTGTTGCAGTAATACGTTTAACACTATTACCTGATATTCTATAACCTTTAATACCAGAACGTCTAACATTTCGTTGAACAATTATTCTGCCTTTTTTATTTCTTCTAATTCTACGGCGAATCTTTTGAATTCGTCCCATCTTAACAATGTTTGAACTTGCTTCATCCAGTTCCACTTCTTCAAAGATATCAGCTACAAGATATCGTTTTGCTTCAGAGAGTCTTTGAGCAACAAGTTCATTCATACGAGCAAAGATTATATCTTTTGCTTCACCTAACTGTCTATGTATAATAGAATCCAACACGCTCATTTTACGTGCCTAAAAGCAAAGTCTGAAGCTTGTTTAAAATGGTCTTTTGATTTATCGACCATGTTAGCATACTTCTTTTTGTTGTCTTCGTTTAAGTTACCATATATCTTAGTGATGGCAGAAGCAGTAGAGTGATCAACCTTCATGCTTGTACCATCAGCAAACTCTACCAATTCTTGTTGTCTAGTTTTTACAATATTGTGTAGAGTATCAATTACTGCTTCTTGTATCTGTACTTCTTCTGCCTGAACGGCAGAATCTATTTTTGGTCCATAAGGTACCGAAAAATATTTATCTAGTGTGTTATTATAATACAAAGCTATTCTTGTATTATCTGGAAACATACGAATAGATTTGCGTTTTAAAACAAGAACATTTGGCGGGTCTTTAGGAGTATCAACACTTTCAGTTTGTATGGTGTCTTCTTTTACATCAGAATTAAATACAATCCTGTGTGCTCTTACTTTACGTCCACTAGGTCCAATTTTAAAATCTGCCGTATCAACTACATCAGATGCTTCATTCAAATCTTCTTTGACTGCTCGGCGAGCCTGCTGATTAATCTGTTTGTTATTAGAAATTAAGTTTACCATTTTAGTGAAAAGATTTTGAATAATCATCTTATCAGCATTGTTGAAGTTAGGTCTTTCTTCGCCCATCTTATCTAAGATTTTGTGAATGCGTTGTATCTGTGCCTTATTGGCCAGACCAGCACGAACCAGAGCATCAAACTTTGAGTAGTCTGATTTTTCTTCTTCCGTTAGAATGGTTTTAAAGTCTAGTAACGATTTCATTCTGCTTCTGTTTGTTCTTCTTGTTCTTGTGTAGAGGCAACTTGGCCACCAAATAGTGTTGATGCCAATTCTTGTTTACGAGTATCAAGCGCTTCAAATGCACGAGCAGATAACAAGTTTGATAATGTTTCTTTGGCATCAGCTGCCTGTCCTGCAGCTAATTGATCAATAAAAGTTGATGTTATCATAGTTTTCTCCATTATACCTTATTTAGTCTTATTGAAAGCATATTTATTTACCGCATCATCAAGCTGCGGTGTTAGTGATTCTGTTCCATTATTTTCAACAGTATTATCTATTGTTACTGGT